GCCCGATTGAGTTGGTCACGCCGCTATCTCTACAGACTTACAGAAGGAAAAGTGCTGACACGTCTGGTCGCCCTCAGTATTATTCTGTGGTTGGCGGTCAGCTAGAGGTTTGGCCCACGCCAGATGCGTCCTACACTGGTGAGCTTTACTACTACGCAAGAATAACGCCGTTGAGCGATAGTGCTACATCCAACTGGGTTTTGCAGTATTATCCTGATGCATATTTGTACGGCGCTTTGATGCACTCAGCGCCTTACTTGGTGGACGATCAACGTGCGGCAACGTGGGCTTCGTTGTACCAAAGTGCAATAAGTGGTATAAACTCAAACAATGACAAAGCTAAATTTGGCGGCTCTGGGCTGCGCATGCAGGTCAACACATACTAGGAGAAACACATGGCAACCATATCAGATTATGTATTGGATGCAGCGCTGTCTAAGTTAGACACAGAAGCCAATCGCATAGACATTACATCGCAGGAAGTAACAAGCTACACAGAGGCGACTAGCACATATACGCTAGGCAATAGCACCTCAGTTGCATTTGGCGCACCGCAAGATGGTGATACGTCAGGCCGCAAGACAACATGCGCAGCGATTACGGATGGCAGCGTTACTGGGTCTGGCACGGCAACACACTATGCAATTAGCGATACATCAAACACGCGCCTGCTTTGCACTGGCTCACTAACAACATCGCAGAGTGTGGTTTCTGGTAATACGTTTACCGTGACAGCATTTGATGTAGAAATTCCTGATCCTTCATAAGTAGGTGAGAAATGGTTGTTTTAGCCAATAGAGTTAAGGTAGCTACGGCAACCACTGGTACTGGTACGATTACGCTAGGTAGCGCCATAACAGGCTATCAATCCTTTGCTGATGGCGGCGTGGCGAATGGTGAGACTGTTCGTTACACGATAGAAGATGGTGATAACTGGGAAATCGGCACTGGCACCTATACGGCTTCTGGAACAACGCTTTCACGCACAGTTTTAGAAAGCAACAACTCAGACAACGAGATTAACCTGTCTGGCGATGCGGTTGTGTTTGTCACGGCGGCGGCTGATGATATACAGCAACCACCATCAGAAGGTGCATTTGCTAACGGTGATAAAACCAAGCTAAACGGCATTGAAAGTGGTGCTACTGCCGATCAGACTGCTGCTGAGATACGTACTCTTGTAGAAAGTGCGACTGACAGTAACGTATTTACAGATGCAGACCATACGAAGCTCAATGGCATAGAAAGTGGTGCTACTGCTGATCAAACTAAGGCAGACATTGATGCACTGAATATTGATGCAGACACAGTAGACAGCCTTCACGCAAGCCAGTTCTTGCGCAGTGATGCCGATGATACTTACACAGGTGTTATAACGGGAAATCAGTTACACCTTGGTGGAAGCCAGATCACGGCATCTAGTGCTAAACTACAAGTAAACGGTTTTCAACGTACAGGTACGATCTACTTACATGAAGGCGCAACAGCAGGTGCTACCAACTATGCTCTAGAAACAGTAGGTTCAGAATTAAGGTGGAACACTAGCAAGATTTGGACTTCTGGCAATGACGGCTCTGGCAGTGGGCTGGATGCTGACACCGTTGATGGTATTCAGGCAAGCAGCTTTTTGCGTAGTGATGCTGATGACAGTGCCTCTGGTGACATTACCTTTACGGAAAGTATCCAAGTTCAGTCAGGTGGTGGATCAGGAAACCCAATTAGAATTGGCAGTGGGTTTGGAAGTGGTGGCAGTGCTACAATTCACAAATATGGTGCTTCTTTATACCTTCAATATGCTAATGGTCAAACTTCTACTGACGTGCTTTTGGGCGGTGGAGGAACTACTGCTAACCTTCGTATGCAAGGTGGATACATAGACAACATTTCATCAGCATATGTCCAAGATTACATATATCATCAAGGCGACACAGACACGTACCTTGGATTTGGCACAAATACTATCACCCTTGCTACAGGCGGTTCTAGTGAGATCACAGTCAACACCACAGGTGTACGTCTAGGCGACAGCGGCAACGGCTACTTCCAACCTGTCTCTGGCACCTACGGCTCTATCCAGATTGATGGTGGTGCGCATGGTGGCTACGAAGGCTACAGCATTGGTGGTCGGGCTGTGTTTATGCACGACAATGCTTCAGCTACTGGCATTTATAACGATGTTAATAACCATTGGTTATTTTATGGCGGGCATAGCGGTTCTTCCTATATGTACTATAATGGTGCTTACAAGATAAACACAAGCAGCACTGGGGTCACAGTCACTGGAGACGTAAACAGCACTTCAGACATCCGTTATAAGAAGAACATTGAACCCATAAACAATGCACTAGAGAAGGTGCAGTCCCTCAAAGGTGTGACATTTGATTGGGACAATGATGCGTTCAAGGAAACAGAACAAACCAAGAAGCCAGAGTTCACAGAACGTGCCACAGGTGTCATTGCTCAAGATGTTGAGAAGGTATTACCTGAAGCAGTTCGTGAAAACGAGGATGGCTTCAAGAATGTTGCATACGGTAACATGGTTGGCTTGCTAATAGAGGCAATCAAGGAACAGCAAACTCAGATTGATGAACTCAAGGCAGAGGTTGCGGAACTTAAAAGCTAATAGTGGAGTAACACGAAGATGGCTATTCAAATCAGTGGTACAGAAGTAATCAGCAACAGCAGGGGCTTGAACAACATAGCTTCTGTTGACGCAACTACAGCAGCATCCATTACGGCGGCTGGTGTAGGTGGTGGCGGCACTTTTGAGAAACTTTCAACCACAACCATATCTAGCAGTACATCTGTGGTTTATACAAATCTATCAGTAGACACCCATAATAGGTTTCAAGTTCATTTGTCAGGAATAGAGAGTGCAAATTCTAGCACAAAGCTATCTATGCGGCTTGTGTCAGGCCCAGATAGTAATGGCTGGTACAATAACTACAACATATATGGAAGTGAGGCAGCTATATTTCAGATGGGTCAGTCAGCCACTGTCATAGACAACGACAGCCAAGTTGGCATGATTTGGCTACTTCATGAGGACATGGAGTTAGGGCGTACTACACCTTATTCGGCAGATTTAATCATTAATGTATATGGCGTCGGCTCTGCGTCCTCATTGTATCCAAGAGCGCATTGGTTTGGAAAAGTAAACAACGATACAATTGCAGGGCATTGGTACAACACCAATTCCGTGGCGGGTACACCAAGCGGGAAACAGGCTTTTGCGTTTTCTGCTTCTGGCGGCACCATGGATAAGGGTACATTTACTTTATATGGGGTTAATGACTAATGCTTAAAAAGTATATTGACGGAGTAGAGTATGACATGACCGCAGAAGAAGTTGCGGCATGGGAGGCTGAAGTTGCTGCATGGGAAGCAGAAAGACCCACAAGATTAGCAAAGCAACAACGAAGAAAGAGAGACAGATTGCTTCAAGAAACAGATTGGTGGGCTTTGTCTGATGTAACTATGTCAACAGAACAAACGGCTTATCGTCAGTCTTTACGTGACATTACCACACACTCTAATTGGCCCGATCTCAATGATGATGATTGGCCTACAAAACCGTAAGGAATAAATAAATGCTTGGCTTTGTCGCATTAGCATCAGCACCGTTAGCAGATGACGTTTCCAAGATTAACTACGAGTTTTCTGCTAACGAAATAACTGCTGGCGTTCCAGTAGTAGATAGCGCCAATGCGTTTATTACTGTTCCATGCACTGCTGATGACATAACGGCAACGCCCGTTGTTGATGCGATAAGCATAAGCCATATTTACAACTTTGCTGCTACTGAAATAACTTCAGGCGCAGTCGTCGTTGATATTGTGACAATGTATGAGGATGAAACGATTATCCCAGCGGATACGATTTCATCCAATCCAACGATAGACCAAATTGATGTATCAGTTACGTCAAACTTTACTGCGGATAGCATTAGCGCAACGCCAGTTGTTGACAGTATACCAGTATCGGTTACGTCCAACCTCACAGCGACAGAGATTACAAGCGCTGCGCCAACCGTAGATAGTCTCACACTTAGCTTTGTCTATAACTTTGGTAGTAATGAAATATTCACTGCTGCGCCAAGCGTAGATAGTATTGCGGTTTCTGTTATCAGTAACTTTGTGCCAATTGATATTAGCACAACGCCCGTTGTTGACACTCTGCCTTACAGTCAGCTTTACAAACTCAGAGTAAATGAAATCACGGCTGGCGTGCCAACCTTGCCAGCGCGTTTTGCATGGGACTTCCAAGAGTTAGAGGTGGATAGTTGGACAGAACAGGCAGATGATGATACTGTGTGGTCAGCACAATCAGACAGCAGTGACACTTGGACTGAAGTAACTGCCCCAACAGATACATGGACAGATATAGCCGATAGCAGCGACACTTGGTCAGACGCGGCGTAGGAGAGCAAAAATGGCAGATACCAACACCACAACGTTTAGTTTAACAAAGCCAGAGGTTGGCGCCTCAGAAGATACTTGGGGTACAAAGATCAATACTAACTTTGATAGCCTAGATGATCTGCTGGATGGAACGACTGCAATCAAACCAGATTTAGACTTGGGATTGTGGAAAGTTGGCGGCACTCTTGTTACATCAACAGCAGCAGAGCTAAACATACTTGATGGCGTAACGGCTACGGCAACAGAACTAAATTATCTTGACATAACGACTTTAGGTACAGGTGAAGCAAGCAAGGCTGTCACAACATCTGCTGCAAATGCGGTTAGCTTAACTGGTGACTTAAAGGCTGCGTCATACCTAGAAACTCACAGCACTCTAAGCGGCACTACGCCATCGCTGGATTGTGAAACTGCAAACTCTTTTTCAATTACGCTAACGGGCGCAACTACTGTATCTTTCAGCAATGTACCATCAGGTGCATCATATTCGTGCCTTTTAAAAGTGGTGCAAGGTACATCTGACTACGCAATCACATGGCCTGCTGCTGTAAAATGGCAAGATGCTCTTGATCCTGTTTTGACCAGTGGAAGCGGCTCCGTAGATATATTTGTGTTGTTTACCCACGATGGTGGCACAAATTGGTATGGGTTTACAGCAGGGCAAGATATGTCATGAGCGTAAGAGAGCTTCTTATAGCTGGCTCTAGTCAGAAAAGCATTACAAGGACTTTTGTTGCGCAAACGCACAATGATAGTTCTTTAGTTGTGCATGAGTGGAAGCGTAGTGGTGTTGTAACGCAAGACAGCACATCAGTAAGCGGTAAGGTCTTTAACGAAATTATCTTTTCACCTTCCGCAAACAGTTTTGCCGTTTATGAAACCACAGGCGCAGAAACTTTAATTTATGCGTGGGACAAGGACACAGGAATAGGAAGTCAAGTAGGATCAGCGCAAAGCGGAAAAAGAATAATAGACATTAGCCCAGCGGGTGACGCTATAGCTTTCTCTAATAGTAGTGCGGGAACCTACGAGGTGTATGCCTATTCTGCGTCAGGGGTGGGGTCATTAATAGACAGCACTAGCTCAAGAATAAGAAAGTTTTCCAAGTCAGGCAATTATTTAATTGCTACCGCTGGAAGTACCACTGCTTTCTTAATGGATTGGGATGTATCAACAGGTATTGGCAGCACTTACAGCCACCCAGCCGCCACTTATGGCTCTGTAAGGGGCGATCTCTCTAAAGACGACAGTTTTTTCATTACGATTGGTACTAACGGAAATGGTGGTATGGATATTTTTCCGTTTGACGGATCAAGCATATCTGCAAAAACGGGTTCCTTAGAATTAGGAAACAGTGTTCCATCAGACATAAATATTAATGAAAGACAGGATGCTGTAATTGTAGCAGTTGCTGACAGCACAAGCCCTTTTGATTATATTGCTGCTGCGCCTATTAACCCAAATAAAACTTTTGGCACTAAGTTTTCGGCATCTTCTAGCATGAGAAGTCTGAGCCAAGGTAATCTTGCAGATTTTAACGCAACAGGAAATGTTGTGATGTTTACGCAGAACAGCAACTTTGTCATACAAAAGTTTACAAGTTCTGGGTTTGGCGATGAGCTTTACCGCGATCAAACAGCGGGATCAACTTGGGCCGACATAATAGAGGTGACATAATGCCATTAACACCGCTACAAATACCGTCAGGCGTATTCAGAAACGGCACTGATATGCAATCGGCAGGGCGCTGGCGTGATGCGAGCCTTGTTCGTTGGTCAAACAATGTCATGCAGCCAGTAGGCGGGTGGACGCTGCGATCCACAATTACAAGCGATCCAATCAGAGGAACCCATGCTTGGCGCGATCTAAGCGGTGATAGATTTATTGCAGCGGGTACAGCCAACGGATTATTTATTGCACCCGCAAGCGGTACACCTGTTGCGATTACGCCAACTGGCTATACTGCTGGTAACGTAGATGCTACGTCCAACAGGGGCTATAGTGGTGGCACCTACGGAACTGCATACTATGGGGTGCAGAGGCCAGAGGGCGGCACACTTGAGGATTGCACAAGTTGGTCTGTAGATAACTGGGGGGAATACCTAGTAGCCTGCGCAAACACAGATGGTTACATCTACGAATGGACGTTAAACACATCCAATCCTGCAGCAATCGTTTCTAATGCGCCAACAAATAATCTGGGCATCTTAGTGACAGAAGAAAGATTTATTTTTGCGCTAGGTGCAGGCGGCAATCCTCGCAAGGTGCAGTGGTGTGACCGTGAGGATAATACCACATGGACAGCGGCAGCAACCAACGAAGCTGGTGATCTTGAGTTGCAAACCAGCGGAAGGATCATGCAGGGCATTCGTGTTCGCAGCCAAGCGTTAATACTCACAGACATTGACGCACATACTGCCTCATACCAAGGCCCACCGTTTGTTTACGGATTTGAGCGTGTTGGTTCTTCTTGTGGTGCTATTTCAAGACATGCAGCAGCGGCAGCAGATATTGGCGCATTCTGGATGGGGCGTGAGAGCTTCTTTATGTATCGCGGCAACACAGTAGAAGCGCTGCCATGTGATGTTGCTGATTATGTTTTCAATGACATCAACTCAGATCAGAAATCAAAAGTACATGCTGTTACCAACGGGCGGCACTCAGAAATCTGGTGGTTCTATCCTAGTTCAGCAAGCACAGAATGTGATAAGTATGTCTCATACAACTACCGCGAAGGACACTGGATGATTGGCGATCTAGACCGCACATCTGGCGTGGATAACGGTGTGTTTGAAAACCCAATCTGGTTTTCACCAGCAGGTAAGGCGTACAATCAAGAAGTAGCGCAAAACCATGATGGCGCATCCATCTTTGCAGAAAGCGGCCCTATCTCTATTGGCGCTGGCGATCAGGTGATGAGCGTGACGCAAATGATACCTGATGAAAAAACGCAAGGCCAAGTTACAACGTCTTTCAAAACGAGGTTTTACCCTAACGACACAGAGCGTACTTACGGGCCGTTTACGATGAGTAACCCAACCTCTATGCGGTTCATGGGTAGGCAAATAAGAATGCGCGTCATTGGTAG